TGAGAGGAAGGGCAGTCTGCCAGTTCTCACAGAAAGCAAACCTGAGAGGGTAGAAGCGCTCGTTGGTAGAGCCACCATAGAGATCACCGGCAACCGACTTGGAGGAGGAGGTCGCGGAGAGGGTGGGTGCGATGAGGGTAGAGTAGGTAGAATCCTGTTCATCCACAAGTTGACCACCAATTAGTAATTCAACCTTGGAAATTACAGTCCTCCAGTCAGCAACGGCAACCGTCGCAGTGCCTGTGTTGGGAACGAGGTAGACATAGTTGAGCATGTCACCCTTGCGCTCGAAGCGGACGGTGGACATACCATCATTCGAGACGTTGCCTTGGATGACTTGACGCTCGACAGTTTGGGAAAAATTAGTGTGACGTTTGTAGGTGGACCTGAAGAAAGACACCTCGGGCTGACCGACGAGATGCACATCCTGGGCTCCGACGGCTACGAGTTGGGCAATACCACCAGACATTTTATAATATAGTGAGAGTTTATTTTTAAGCTGGGAAGTTCATAGAACTTCACTGGTTAGATACCATACTTCGACGAATCTGAGAGATTCGTGGGAGGGACAATCGACTGCGTCGATTGGAACTTAGACCACATTCGCGGGCCAAATTGGTGGTGTGGGCCAAGTGACTACCAATTGATATTTTTCATCTAGACTGGGCGTCTCCGTAGCCGTTATGTTTCTAAGTTTTTGACGGTATGCGAGCCATGCTGATCGTATATCTTCTGAGGGGTAAGGAAAATCTGAAACTGTCAGAAAATCCGTTTGTTTGAGCTTGTTATTACGTTCTTCTCGGAGTCGCTTGAGAGGGTGAGCATCGATGAGTTCCTGCAACTTGGCATCAAAGACTTCTTTTGAAGGTTTTGTATGACCCTCGGGATATGTTATAGATTCGTACGTATCGAGCCAATGTATACAACCGATCACTTCGGGGCTCAAAGTTTTTATCGTTTGGTAAACAAAATCGGATAACGTTTCTATATGCATCTATTGTTACTTTATATTTTTAATATGGAGCGTAATGTCATGTGCACCAACCGGTACCACGCGTTCTCACCGTATACCCGAACTTATAGGAGCTGTAAAAAGTCCTGTCGTTTCACTTTGGAGTAAAATTTGGGCTTCAAGGGTATTTAACACGCCCATAATAAAGAACCACAAAAGTTACTGTACCCGGCAGCATCGGCTTGCATATTGGCCTTGACAAGTATACGAAATTTGTCACCTGAGTTAGCATAGTAAATAGCCGTGACATTCATGTGATCAGTACCAGCACCAGACTTGGTTTCAGCTCTTGCAATCGCGTAACTCGTACCTGCCGAATTGACATGCTCAAGATCATAATATGAAACACTTTGGTTTATTGCAGTGACGCGCATTGTAGCTGATAGAGTATACACACCCGATATAGGAACTGTAAAAATTCCTGTACTAGTATTAAAATTATTACCATAATTAAACTTTGTGGCATTAAACCCAGTGAAAACGGTACCAGCGCTACCTGCTGCGTTGTTGGTAGAATATGCAAAAAAAGCGATCGGTGCATTCATTTTAAAAACTCCGTTACAACTTATGTTCCCCCTAACATCCAACTGAGCTTCAGGAGCTTTCCCGATCCCGACGGCCGTGTCGCTGATGACCATGGACCGCCCGGTTCGGCCCAAGTTGTAGAGTTTCTTGACCTCCGAGGCTTCGAGGGCGACGGAGTAGATTTTGGGATTTGAAACCATCCCATTGTACCACTGTGACCCATTATTTCGACCTATTCTAACTTCTGGATTTGAAGGTAAATTTAAGGAGTTAAAAGACGAAGCGTTATCGACACTAGTGGGTATCTTATATTCACCATTGACGTAAAACTTATAAGAACCCTGAACAGATCCACCATCGTACGTTACTGCTAGATGATACCATTGGTTATCATAAATTGTTTCAGCAAATTGAAAACCAAACCCGTCTATATTCATGACCCATTTAGACGTTGTAAACCACATATTTAAAAACTCACGTGTTGTACTTACATCCTTACCTACAGTAAAGGGAGATCTCGGGGTTGTATCTGCGCCGTTGACCCAATAGGATTGTGTATGTGCGTACGCACCGGAAACACCCGACAGGTTTCCACTTATATAATTCGTATTTCCATTAAAACCACTTGACGGTGTTGCACCAGTAAACGCCTTATCCGCTGCGGAGTATTTAGCACCACCATTAAACACCCCATGATTCCCATTCCCCGAGATATCAGTTAATGAAGAATTTACCGTTGTATCATAATCCAGCACCAACTTCTCCGGCCTAGGGGTTTCCGTATCCACGTCGTACCGCGAAACGCGGGGAACATCGAGGGACCTGGTCAACGACAGCGAACCCTTATCGAGGGTCGTGGGACCGGGGGTGCCGAAGAATTGGAGATCACGAATACTCACACCTTGTGTTGCATCTGCGGTATAACGCCTGGTTATCACAATAGCAAAATATTTATACGGACGAGAATCCGTAATATATGCTACGTACGGGGTGTCATCATTCGCAGGTCGATCGGTGACGTTATGAATTGCCGTCCATTCATCCGATGGGTTACACTTTGCATAATAAACACCCCTATCCCATACATGAGACCCATTAAACTGTTGCCAAAACTTTATCTGTTTTAGGACGATTTCATACGGCATTTCTAAAACTATGTAAGCACCTTTAACGGTTTCTGGTGCTAATTGTGTTGAACCACTATAGTCACCAGTACCGCTGTATTCACTCAAACTATCCGAATACCATACGGACGTCAGGTTGCCGGTGTGATCAAAGGCCTGCCACGCGGGATAACTTGAGTGTGGTTGGAATCCATACGCTTTAAAAACACCATGTCCTTCGATATATGTACTAGGGTTTGTCATCCCCCTAGGAGGATACTCTTGAATCCGCTCATCTCCCGCGAGTTCCAATTGGCCCGAGGGTTCGGTGACCCCCACGCCCAAGTGTCCCTTGTACAGGGTCACTTGGGACTTGGACCCCAAAAAGTAATCCTTTTGGTAGTCGTACAACTCCTTCACTTGGTCGGCGTTCAGGACCTTGGAGTAGAGACGGAAGTTCGCGATGGAGCCGTTGAGTTCTTGTCCACCAGCAGTGTTAGCACCTAATCTAAGGGTTGTACCTGTGATTGTAGGTGTAATTGGAGCTGCTCCACTTAACCCGGTAGTAATTACTTCCACACCGTTAATGTAATATTTAGCCGCATCGGTAGTAGTTCCAGTATAAACCAATACCGCGTGATACCACACATTTTGGGTAATTGTTGTGATTACTCGATCACCACCATAATAATTCCCTAAAAGGGTTGTACCATCATTCAATAGAACTAATCCAGCTTGGTTGGTCGAATTTGATGTTCCAATAATAGAAATGTATTGGTAATCAGAGGTGTCTCCAGTTATCTTAAACCATACACATTGTGAATGTACGGGTTGTCCGGGTACACTTAATCCATGTGTTCCGGTTATGTAATCTCCCGTCCCGTCAAATACAAAAGCTCCATTTGAAACCTGTGGGTCTCCACCTAGTGTAGCATTGTTAGTATTAGGAGAAAGGTTCACAGGATTCGTAGGGGCGTTTCCATTATCCAAGTCCTTCGCATCATAGTAGACCTCCAACTGGGTCCCCGCGGTCGCCGGCACGTTGTACACAGACTTTAGGGTGGTGTCTAGGGAGCCACTGCCTTCTTCGTGGCCGTAGTATTCAAGTTCGCCAACACCAACCCACTGCTGATTATTATAGTTTCCATAGCGGGCAGTACACAAGAGTCTCAAATACTTATAATGTTCAGTCGCGTTAACATGTATAATTTGAACATTTTGACCGGTTGCACCACCATAATCAAGGTCGCCATAGTCAACAAGTTTAGTAAAGTTCGTTCCATCATTACTACCATATAAAGAGCCACGTTTAGTCTGGTCTTCGGGGGCGGCGTTTGTGCCACCGGCTGTAGAACGAGGTATTATCTTAAAATATGAAACCTTGATAGCATTGGGTAATTGTAACTGAATCCATTCACCACGTTGGCCATCGAATAAGGATGCCGCATTTAAAGCTGTATAAGGATCGTTAGTATCGAATAAATTATTTTGACTCGTCCATGACGTCGTTCCACCATCTCCGGCGAATGACGGGTATGCGGCTCCATCATCGTTTACCGTTGAACTCGCACTGGCCACATATCCACTATCAGAATTCGCCGTCATAGCCACCTCCGGGTACTTCCGCAGGGGTCGATCGTGGGGACCCGTGTATTCGGTCACCACGTTGGATTCCACCTTGATTTGCGAGACGTTGGAGACCCTATTGAAGTGCATGTTCCCTCGGATATCGAGGGCTTCTTTTGGGGAGTTCACACCCACGCCCAGGTTACCACCTATGAACGCGATGTTACTCGTTTTATCGGATATGAATCGTCCGTTAACGATTCTAAGATTTTTGAAGGCTGAGTCACCGGCATTCTGCTCTATGAAGAGGTTCACAAAAGCGGAGCCGGTTGTACTCACGACACGTGAAGCGACCCCGAGACCTTGGTTGAAACCATCCGTTTCCTTGTGGTACAGATACTGAGTTCCATCTATGGACACGGAGATCACACCCCTTTCAAAGAAGATATTGACCTTTCTGAAAGCACCAACAATAGTAGGGATCGTGGCTGCTCCACCGCCGAGGGGATTTCCATTGTCATACCTTAGAGTCATGGTGGTATCCATGAACGTTAGGTTGTATCCCTGTGCGTTTGAAGCTGAATTTTCATTATAAAAGTTAAAATCTATATATTTTCCGGAATGACCCTTAACTTCAAATTCAGCGACCCAAGTTGTAGGTAACTTGAGACCCCATTTATGATCTACGGCGTACTCCGTATTCTCAGTTATGAGTAGGTCATTCTTAACAATGTTCTGGAGACCCTGGTTCAGACCTGAGGTTTCAGCAACTTCAAGTTTTCCCACTCGAAGAGTGGCATTCCCAATGTCTAGAATGCCGTCTGGTGGATCGAACGCCATTTAATATAAGGGGAGGTTTTTTTAAACACTGAAAAAGCCGAAGGCTTTTGTTTGATACTTGTTACAAACTAGGACAAGTAGTTTGTAAGAAGTGGAGGGGGGAGGGGTCAAATGCGAAGCACTTGGAACGAGTGGAGTACAAGTCCTACGGACTTGGGACAAGGGTATAGAACCCCTGTAAATTAGAAGTAATAGCCTCTGGAATAGTCACCGGAACGTAGCCTTCCCGTTCCTCAAGGGACTTTGCAGCATATTCTTGGACCGAAATTTCAAAGTATCCACTTGGAACGTATTTCCGGAAGACTGTGAAGGAAGGTCGGGTCGTGATGAGATTTGCGTATGCGTTAGCGTCTATGTTCGAGTAGGTCACGACATTAGAAACCACGAGATTTGAGTAATGTGTGATCACCTTGACGTAGTGGTGGGGACTATCCGTGGTCGTGACATTAGAGTATTCAGTCACCGGGGTAAATCCACCCTGTTGATCGGGGGTCAATTCATTATAGGCATTCGAGGAAATGTTGGAGAATACATTGATTCCATCATAGACCATGAGATTCGAGTAGTACCCCACACTATTCGAGGAGTAGTAGTTACACTCCAAGTAGTTGGCCTGGTCGTCCACTGATAGGTTGGAGTACTCAGCCACAGTGACGTTAGAAACCACGTTGGACTGAACGATACTGACAATGTTCGAGTAGTACGACATTTATTATAAGGGGAGGAAAGAATTCACCCGAGAACGATGAAATCGTTCATCGCGGGTGAGACTGGGGGACAATCGACTGCGTCGATTGGAACTTAAACATTTGTCTCATAGATACACTAAATGACTGAATGGATCGATGGAGTTGTAAAATATTCCGAAACGGAACTGAAACTTTTGGGTTTCGACCAAACATCACTAGGTCCTGCTATTATCACATTTATCAAAGAACTTCATGGAGTGCTGGGAAACCAACCGGTTATCATGAAATCTCTACTCAAGCAGGTTGGGGACCTCATCGATAAAAAACCGATAGCTCTGATAACAGAAGAAGACTTTGTAGATGATAAATGTATTAGGTATCCATACATTTACAAAGACCAAGATGGGAAATACTATAACGACCGAGCGGTCGTCTTCAAGAAAAGTTACGATGACCCTATGTATCAGTGTATATACCAAGGTCAAAACTCTTCAAAATGTGAAATTACCCTACCGTACGTCTTACGCGAGAAGACTTTCATCATCCCATGATTGGGTCTCCTCGTTCCAAATATATGAACCTACTGGTTTGGTAACGGGGGGTTGCCATTGGCACAGATCATCAAGAGTCCATGAAGGGTACGGTTGAGGTGCGGAAAAGTTTTCCCTATCTGGATGATACGTCCACCCGATTCCCGCGTAGTTTTTACCTGGGGTATCCTGATAGGTCTTAAACCAGGTTCCATCCAATTCGTACTCACACCAAAGTTTACTCTTCGCGACGATTACCCGAAGAACTTCGTTGGTTTGTGTATTGATTTCGGCAAAATAAGACATTCTATTAATAACAATGGATATTAAATTTACACCAAATACCGAACGATGATTACACCAGAACCACCTGGGTTTATTAAAAGACCATCATACCCTGCATGTGAACCACCACCCGTATTAGGTAAACCAGCTCTGTTACCATTATTAGCACCACCACCACCCAATGGACCTGGCCAAGTCGCGACGACGCTCGATCTACTTTGCCCTCCTCCACCACTCGCAAAATATCCAGATTCACCGACATTAGTTCCGAATGTTGCAGATAGATCTATACCAAGACCACCAGATCCCGCAAGGTTACTGTTAGCCCACGTACCAGCACCCCCGGCACCACCACCACCACCACCAGCTCTTCCGCCCGACGTCCCGCCTGTTCCTCCACCACCCGAATTCCCATATTTAGTGAATCCAGATGGTGTTGAACCGTTTGTTCCTCCACCAGATCGAGTTACATTACGATCATCGGCTCCAGCCCCGCCACCATTTCCACCAGCTCCACCATTGACCCGGTAATCACCACCAGCTCCACCACCCTTTGCGGTGGCATTTATTCTAGAAAATGATGAGTCACCTCCATTCCCCCCTGAGGCGTTCGTCGCAGCAGCACCCGCACCCACTGTAGCGGTATATGCTCCACCACTTAAAAAGTAGTTTTGAGCAAAGAGTATACCCCCCGCACCACCCCCTCCTCCATTGGAAGCACCACCACCCGAACCACCACCAGCAACTATGAGAATATCCACGTACCCACCTTCATTATTATCAATAGAAAATGTTCCCGACTCTGTAAACACATGAAGGGCGTAATCACCAAAAGTTGACCTCCTACCACCCGACGCTCTAATACCACCGATTGTGGACCATCGGGCTCCGTTATGTATTTGAAGTTTGCCTATGTCATTGTTATACCTCATCATACCTCCCATAATGTGTAGAGTTTTCGGGATCGCATTCGAACACCGACCGTTTTGGTAGATGGTCTTGACCTCTTGGACCGTGAGGGCCGTGTTGTAAAGTTTGAAGTTGGAGATTCTACCTTTGAAAGGGTTGCCTCCACCGGGGTTGTCACCTAATGATAACGTATTTTCGTCTATAGCTAACGTTCCTGTACCCTCCGAGCCAGAGTCGTTGGAGATTACTCGTTTAACTCCATCGATATAATAATCAACATTTGTTACATTTACTGCTCCACCTCGATATACAACAACCATATGATACCACTGATTTGTATTTGGAACGAAATTGGAAAATAAGTTATACCCTGAACCGAAACTTGGACCAATCACACCATTTGTTGTACGTAAAATGGATGTCTGATTTAATGCACCGATACTACCAATAAAAATCGGATAATCATAACTACCTTCTAGGGCTGTGAAATTTAACCAAATAGAAAATGAATGAATAAATTCACCTGTAATAGATGGATTTATTCTTGATCTAATATAATCATTCGAACCGGTCCCATCAAACTCCAAAGCCTTCCCATCCGCTGAGTAGGACGTCCCCCCGTAGAACACTCCATCATTCCCCCTCCCAGAGGTGTCCCGCACCACCCCATCTCCCAAGGGGTTATTGTGGGTGTTGTATTCCACGACGAGTCGGTCCCTTCGGGGTGTATCATCGGCATCTGGGGGTGGCCCGATCCTAGGAACATCCAAGTTCTTCGTGAGGGTCAAGGTCCCATCGTGGAGGGTACTCGATCCCTGGTTCCGGACCCCAAAGAGCTTGACATCCTTGAGTTGGGTGAACGCATCCGCGATGATCGCGTGGTACTTGTAATAGTTGGGGTTATCCAAATTCTTGAACTCTAGGCGGTCATTACCCCTAAACGTCTCGTTACCAGTGGTAATCTTCGTCCAGTTCGTATCATCATTACTTCCCCAAATACTCTTGATGTTCGAGGGCATATTGAAGACGCGAACTTTACTAACTCCTGCGTAATCGCCAACCACTATAGTCGAACCATCTCTAGATATCATACACCCGTCAGGATATTCACCTAAACGGGTACCATCCCCGAGACCAACAGCACCTATAGATGCCATTGGTTGTCTCAACTGCCACGAACCACCGTAATATTCATATGTGTACACCTGACCGTTATCCGTAAATCCGTTGTCCTCACGTGAAGCGGCTACGATCAATCTCGTGCCATCACCTGATAAAGATACTGTACTTCCGAATATGTCGCTCGGCGACGCGGTGGGTTGAGGATTTGAAAGTGTACCCACTAATGTCCACGCTGATCCAGACCAGGTATATACGTATGCTCTACCAAAATCGGTACCATCGACATCATCGGAAGAGGCACCAACAGCCACTGTATTACCGTCATCTGAGATAGCTACACTAGAGCCATAGAAATGTGTGTTAGCATTTGGTAAAGTGGGGTGGGTGAGTGTAGTTCTTTTGACCCATGAAGTTGATCCAGAAACGTAATCATATACATACACTTCACTCTTTGCCCCATAATGAGAACCCGCTATTAAATGGTTACCATCGGATGACATATCTATATTATCCCCCAATCGATCAGCACTTTCTAAACCACTGAGTGCCTGACCTTTTTGTGTCCATGCACCGTTTACGTATGTGTGTACACGAATTTGACCGGCATCACCACCTGCTCCCGATACACTACCACGATACCCCGCGCTGATGGTTTTACCGTCATAGGATAGGCTAAGACTAAAACCAGCGAGTTCCGAGGTGGCGGTACCTACAAAATAATCAATTTCGTTCACCGTCGTAGATGTGAGTGCTCCAGCATCTGGTAAAATGGTCCATGTTGCTCCATTTAAATAGAAGACACCATACCTACCAGCATCGGTGATCGAGCTCGGGGTGTGATAGTATGGATTTCCTATCGCAATATAGTTACCATCACCAGAGATGGCAACGGCGTAACCTAATTTTTCACCATTTTGTGTTCCTTGTAGGGTGTTTCCTAATTGGACCCAATCATAACCATTCCAATCAAAAACAAAGGCTTGGCCACGATCTGTCCCACCTTCGTCGGCGTTGAATGCCCCTATAATTACACGAGTACCATCATCACTACAATCTACATCCATACCGAAAAAAGATGAACCAGCTGCAGCATACTCCGCGTTATCATTTATCATACTTCCAACTTGCCTCCAATCAGGTTTCGATTCAATCTCAGCCTTCTTGAGACTCATGGATTCGGGGGTTTGGATCTTGAGCCATGCCCCGAAATCAACTTCTTCGGAGACTCGGGTGTTTCTGGTGGGTGCGGAATACCAACACGTTGAAGTGAGTCCGTCAAAAGCATTGAACACAAATCCACTCGGAGACCTGTAATCACCCGAATACACGTACCCAGGATATTCATACCAAGGGCCGTCCGACCGCACCGATACCGGAGGCTGTGTACCCGTGGTCGAAGACTCAGCTGAACTTAACTTGATATGACCGTCCCCCTCGACATACGAATCATCCGCAGAAACAGCCCTCGCGGGGAATTTCGCTAAAGCATGGGGTTCATCCACGACCGTCAAAGCGCCCTCAGGTTCAGTCGTGCCCACACCTACGCGACCCTTGTAGAGGGTCATCGAGGATTTCTTGTGCCCGAACGCATCCTTTTGCGCATCGTAAATCTCTTGGATCCGCTCGTCACCCAAGTACTGGTCATAGACCCTAAAGTTCGCCACCTTACCCGCGAAGGGACCACCCACTATGGCGGGGGTGCCGGTATCTTCTTCTGTGCCGTAGAATTGAACTTGGAAGACAACCGGGATATGTTGATCAGTTACTTTCCTCACTATCAATCTGTGATATTTATAAAATCCCGTGTTTCCAGATGTACTCGCACTTGCTACAGTCGATAGATGATTTGAACTCGTCTCTGTATTCGGAGACCACGAAAGCACCTCTTCACCAGAACCAATATCAACCCAATCATTATTACCGGTATTGCTTCCTAGTAATACGACTGTATGTGCGTTATACGTAGTTACATAGTCTGTGCTATTATAAACACGATAGGACTTGACATTCACTTTATTTGGAGATTCTAATTGAATCCAATCACCGGTATACGAAGCTGGGCTCGAACCAGAGGCTAATGTTGTTGTATTATCAGTGTGGGATGTTGAGGGAGTCCAGGGCCCACTCCCTGGATCAATGTACCTTCCTGGTGACGTCGAACCTGGTTGCCAACGACAATAAGCATCACCAGACGCGATGCTAACACCAGTTGAGCCATCAAAAGCTTCCCAAGCTGGGTAGTCACCATTTTCATTACTCGAACTCGCCACATACCCCCTCTGAGCCAGACCCGTCATCGCAATGTGTGGGTACTTGAGCGCCCGCGTCGGCTCGGGGAATCGGGTCAGGTCACCTTCCTTGTGGCCGTAAAATTTGAGTTCACCTATAACAACGGCAGCGGTATCCGTCCTTTGTATTCTAGTCACCAAAAAGGCTATGTATTTATACCCTTTAGTGGCACCGACCGCGTGATTTTGACCGGTTATGGCATATGGAACACTCGTAAAACTCTCGAGTATATCCCAGTTTATGTCATCATTCGATCCCAAGATTTTGAAATCTTTTGGACTTTGAGTACTGGGCGTGCTGGTTCCTCGGGATTTTACATTAACATAACCAACTACGAGTTTGTGAGGCATCTCTAATTTTATCCATTCACCGACATTTCCACTAAGAGGTGAACTTGTTCCCCCAGATATAGATGCATCATATACGGAACCACCCGCATTGGCGGTGAAGTGGAGTGTAGTCCCATTACCCACACCACCGTGCCAACCTTCATCACCTTGAACATCATTAAATGCCTTATAAGCATAAAATCCATTCGCATTATAGTCATCGCTACTCGCACTCACACAGTACCCCCCAGTCTTGTAATCGGTCATCGCGAAGGGTGGGTACTCCCCGAAGGTATCCTCAACTTGGGCCTCCTCGACCTTCCGTCCATCCACGTAGGTCACCTTGGACCCACCTTCACCCTGGTACGCGTAGGTCACGTTGTGCCACGTGTTCGCGGCGATTTGGGTATCATCAACCTTAAGGAAACTCTTATCGTACCCCGACCCTATACTGAAGAGCTGTTGGGTCAAGGCATTCGCCTCCAGATTTGAGGCGTTGATCCAAGTGGAGACTGTGTGTGGCACATCACCCTCGAATCCAAGAGAACCTGTGGTCACGTTACTCTCCGTAGACCCGTCCAAGGTCCAGCAATTGTTTGTCGCGTCGAAGACCACGTTATGTGGAGTGATAGACTTAACAGATCCACTTGGGAGATACTTGGGGACGTTCCCGGTATCTGGGTCCTTCCCATCGAAATACATCACATAATTGTTCGACCGAACGGAGTTGAACGTAGACTTTAGGGTAGTGTCTAGGGAAAGGTCACCGGGAGGTGCGGGCTCTTCGTAGCCGTAGTATTCGAGTTCTTGACACGCGTATCGAGTGTCACCACCAACGAGTGTTACTGCAATAAATCTATAATAGTCATAATATTCTGCGTTATTTACATCAATCTGTGTAAATTCTCCCATTATAAAATCACTGCTAGTTTTCGTAAAATTTTTGACAAGTGTCCAATCTGAACCATTGGTACTTCCGGCTATTATACCTGATATAGGTACTCGATCGTATCCATAAGTAGTTTGCGTCCCGAAGTTTACATGTTTGACGCGAATTTTTTTAGGTAATTTAACTTGTATCCAGTCACCCAAATATGAGGTTCCACTTACTGTTGTCGATACACCCCCTGTGTGGGCACCCGTACCACTATTATATCTATTATCAACCGTTTCATGTGAAGGTGTGTGATCCCCAAAGCCTTTCTGATCAAATACTTGCCACACCTGTCGTCCGGTTTGTATAGGGGGTGCACTACCACTCACAGTATACCCCGCTTGTGTGTACGTATTGGTCGAGTCATTCCTATCAAACTTACTCTCATCAAAAGCAATCTCGGGAAACTTCTTGAGCGGCATTTCCTTTGGCTCCCTTCCATGAGGTCCCGTGTATTCCGCGAGGACGTTAGAACCTACCTTCACCTGGGCGTTTGAGGTGAGCGTAATATTCCCACCGATCTCTACATTTGAGGAGGCCACGAAAGATGTGGTAGCATTTGCAAATTGGAGGGTATTGGAGGTTGTATTTCCTACGTTAGAAACGGCGGCCAAATCAAAGGTTGGACTGACGAGAAGATTCCCGATTTTAAGTGTTTGCGCGACCAGGTTTCCTGTAATATTAACGGCATCCGCATCGGTTGTACTCACATGAAATTTGTCACCTACTGAAAAATTCTTAGTTGGTGCTGAGTTAGAAACACTTATTTTTTGAGTCGCCCTAAATTCACTGGCACTCAAGATAGCGTTAGTTACCTCAAGAGTACCCGCCGGGGTATCAATGATAGGCATTTAATATAAGAGGAGGTTTTTTTAAATGAAAAAGTCCGTAGGCTTTTATTTGATACGAGTGGCGAAGCCACTCGGGATGAGAAACTTTAGAAACTCTGATACAGTTTGTAAAGTTTGTTTGTTTTTCACGTACGACCAGAGACCTTCGGTCTCAAATCGGGACTTAGCCACAATGGTACGTACACCCCACGAAGGCTGCTATGTGCACCGCATTCGCAGAGTCCGTCTCCACACCTGAAGCGTCGAGGTACCTGATTTTGTATGCCTTCTCAGTCTCTGTGGCATGATCTTCCCATTGAATCTGCCCATGCGCATCAAGTTCATTCTCAATCACATCTGTGACCCGTGTGTGGGCGACCGCACCCGGATAGTCCTTAGCGACCTCTTCCTCCACAGACTGGTAATAGACCTTATTGTAGAGGGACTGAACGTTGGATTCAAGTGCCGACCATTCATCGGGAGTCTTTTCATCTGTAGTTGTTTTGGTGAATGTTAAACTGTATGAACTTTGAGTGTTTGCCTCGAGGTTCGAGTACTCCGCGTAGGTTACACCTGGAGGTTCGATAGAGACCCGATCCCACGCATCACTTTCCGTGACATTCGCGGTAGTCGTGAGTGTGTATTTAGTATCGTATACCACATTACTGGTTTGGGTATATGTTAAAGCGTATGTATTTTGTGTATTGGCTTCCAAGTTGGACCATTCCGCATAGGTGGTGTCTGAGGGATTGATGCTCACATTGGACCAAGCATCGTCCGCAGTCACAGTGGTCGTCACGAACTCGTGGGGAACATTCTTCACTTTGTGAACATTCCCCAAATAATAGGTCTGAATGACATTGGACCGAAGGATCTGTTGGATAGGTTGGGTCGCGGGGTTGAAATCACAATCCATGGTGATTTTGGCGACCGTGTAGTTCGCGAGGAACTCGCTCTCCTGTTTTTGACCGTAGCCAGCCACATTGGAGGTTGTGATGTAATCACCCGATTCGAGGGACCCGTTGGTATTCGTAACCCAAATAGCACCTTCACCGACGGAGTTGATGTACGCTCGAGTATCTCCTTTTTGTTTCTGGAAAACACTCACGAATGTTCCTTGTTCGTACGTTCTAGATTCTACGTCTTCACTCCCGGCTATAACACCGTAACATGCCTTATCGTGTACAACATTTGATAAACTCACGAGTGGGAGAGATTGACTGATTTGGATAGCGTTAGAACCAGTAGTTATATCATTATCGACGTTAATATATTTATTTTTGTTTGCTGAAACGATGAGACCTTCGAAATTTTCATAATCAGACACGTTAACCTTGTCGATAACCGCTCTGTGCTGACCTGTAAAATCTATATTATTCACTGTACCTGAATCGAGGAGATATCCGTGTTCGGTGCCATCTTCTCCATAGAATCCAAGATTGCCATTAGTCTGAAAAGTGTGTAATCTCCACCATTGTCCACTATACGGACCAATGATAACATTATCCGAACCTCGGACATTTCCACGAACGTCGAGTTCGTCGTGTGGAGCCTCCCCATCCCCTAAACCGATCCCCACCCGAGTCTTCGAGAAGTTCACCATGTGGTGGCCCTCGTCGCACCGACCCATATCGTAGAGGGTCTTGGCCTCTTCGGCGGTGAGGGCGACGTCGTAGAGTTTGAAGTTGGAGATTTTCGAGTCGACATTGGTTTCGGCTTTACGAGAACCCACACGTACAGTTGTATTTGCCTCGATATTCGCCGCGGCTACCGTCGTGGTTGGTGCCGGGTTCGAGGAGGAAATTTCCTCACCATTGAACCAAAGTCTACGAGATCCTCCTAAGGTTCCTCCATCGTATGTTGCAACTATATGATTCCACGAACCAACTCCGATACTAACAACATAATTTCTATCGTTGCCGAAAAAATAATGATTTATGTTATTATTATTAATATATAAACCAGAAGATACACCCTGCGAGTCAGCTCCAATTTGACATATTACACGGTCTATACTAACCATTTTAAACCAAATAGAAAAACTGTGAATGTATGCTCCACCTGGATTGTTTAATGGCGGTGATTGAATAGCATCACCTTGGGTAGTAACTTGTAAATACTTCTCATTGGCGTAGTATTTCGGACTTGTACCAATAAATATCCCATCATTCCCCCTCCCACTCGTGTCCCGCACAGCCCCATCGAAGGTGGGGTTCGTCGAGGTATTGTATTCCACCACGAGTCGGTCCCGACGGGGTGTATCGTCCGCGTCGAGAGCCGGCCCAATTCGGGGAACTGTTAACGATTTCGTGAGGGTCAGTTGGCCATCGTGGAGGACGGATTGTTTCGTCACTTGTTCGCGGTATCCGAAGTAGCGGAGTTCACCTATAGAAAAACCCTCAAAAGAATTAGTTCCACCACCACTCTTGGTTACGATAAGAGCGTAGCGTGAATAAGCATTAGTATGGTTTACATTGAAATATACTGTATCTGTACCGGATGTAAACGTCAGTCCTGTGTAACTATGGACATGATACCATGAATCACCATCATTTGAACCCCATACCTGACCATCCTTTGGAGTTTGTTCACTCAGGTAACCCGCGTTGTTTCTTGGTTGGATGCTAAATTGTTTAAGATGAATTTTATAAGGCATTTTTAATGCCAGATAGACACCCAGAGGCGTACCTGAAGAAGGACTTAATCTTACAGAGCCACCGTACGACCCGTCCGAAGTACTATACCCCCCTCCACTTCCAGTGGCGTGTTGATAATGTCTACCATTATCATTTGATTTATCGAATGCTTCCCATGCAACATTTGTTTGATGATCATTACTCGCACTCGCACAAAACACCCCATGCCCCTCAAAGTGTGTCTTGTAGCCGGCTAAAGGTTTAGGTGGGAACTCTTGGAGACCGTAGGTATCTGGATCGGGTTCATCCGCCACCGCCAACCTTCCTTCAGGTTCCGTGGTCCCCAAGCCTAGGCGACCTTTGTGGAGGGTCATCGAGGATTTCGCCCTCCCGAACTCGTCCTTTTGGGCATCCCAAATCTCGAGGGCTTGGTCCTCCCCGATGAACTTATCGTAGACCCTAAAGTTCGCCACCTTATCGATGTTCCCACCACCGATCTGGATGGGGACCTGGGAGGCCTCTTCTGTGCCGTAAAATTCAAGACCAGTGATAGAAACACGATCACTTTCTCCCTTAGCTGTCATCATTTGAGTAACATGTAGTACAAAGTATTTATAGTGTGTTCCAGATGGTGAAGGAGTCAGTGTTATTTCATTCGCCGTCGAGGCACCGGTTAAAGTTGTATTCGCGTATGAAAACGATCCTAAATTTGTCCAACTAGAATTATCAGTTGAACCATAAATAACACCGGATCTGGGTTGACGTGGATTACTATTACCAGATTCACGCACAAACATATCCAGTTTGGTTGGAAGTATTTTACGGGACATTTCGATTTTCAACCATGGACCATTTACAGCGGAACCAGATCCATCAAATGTTTCTACACTTTGTGCGACACCACTTGAAAACGTGGCGGCAGTTGACAACCAATTTCCACCCGACGATTCATAATTACCATCAAATGCTTTATCGGGTGTAGTCGCATATCCACCACTCGAACTCGCCACATACCCCCTCTGAGCCGGACCCGTCATCGCAATATGCGGATACTTGAGAACGTTGGTGGGATCGGGAAGGCGGACCAGGTCATTCTCGCGGTGGCCGTACCAATTAAATTCCGCTACATTCAAAAACTCATATCCAGCACTCTTTGTCATGACTATCAGAAAATAGGAGAATCCCGATGTGGTGTTTACTGAATATTGCGTTTCTAAAGCATTATTGGGAACGGTAGAATCGGTTTTTTTATACAACATCGTCCAATTTACGTCGTCATTGCTTCCATATAAGGACCAGTTTACAGGTTCACCGGCGTAAGCACCACTATTTCTCGGTCTTATACCTATACTACCTAGTATTAATTTATGAGGCATTTGTATTTTATGCCATTCACCGTTGGGAATGGCATCACCACTTAACACGATACCACCATGATTTGTAGGAAGACTTCTGTTATATGCGCCCGAGCCGCCCGTCGGACCGTAATGTTGTCCAAATGAGTAAATAGTACTTGCGCTGTTATCATACGCGACGTACGATAACTCTGTCGAGCCACTCACCACATACCCACCCTGTGAGTACCCAGTCATCGCGAAGGGTGGGTAGGCACCGAAGGTATCTTCGGCTTGGTCTTCGGCCACCTTACGTCCATCGAGGTAGGTTACCTTGGAGCCACCTTCACCTTGGTACGCGTAGGTCAGATTGTGCCACGTGTTCGATTGGAGTTTCAAATCTGTGGTGAGGTGATGTGTGGTATCTTGGTCGTATACATAGACAGAACCAGAGGAGGTTCCCGGTGAGTCATCATCATTCTGCGCTCCCACGACAACCCTTTTCCCATCACCGCTCATGGCGACACTATTACCAAAAGTATCGGAGGTGGCCCCGTCGGATGCTTTAAGTTTCACAACTTCATTCCAGTTCGAACCATCGTACGCGAAGATATAGGCTGCACCGCTATCAGTCGCCCCCACGTCTTCGGCCTTCGCTCCTATGATAACCCTCGTTCCATCCGTGTTAAAAGAGGCACTCGTTCCGAATTCGGTGTTGAGCCGTTTATCTGATGCCTGAATTTTCTGTTCGTTGTTACCACTATCGTACCAAGACCCATTATTGTATGTGTAAACATAAGCTGCACCAGCAGCGCTACCCCCTGTATCCTGATTATCCGCCCCCACTACAATCTTTGTCCCATCGGAGTTAATATCGACAGAATACCCGAACCTGTCACCGGCCACCTTATCTGATGATTGAATCTTCTCTTGTTGGGACCATGAATCGCCACTGCTATTGTAGGTAAATACATATGCGGCACCAATATCCCCACCACCCGTATCGTGGAAAGCTGCTCCCACAACAACCTTTGTTCCGTCATTGTTCATGGCAACATTCCACCCAAATTCGGCGTTTCCACCAGTAGAAGCATCCAATGCCTGAATTATCTTTTCGTTCCCCCAAGACCCACCACTGTATGTGTAGATATAGGCTGAACCAGCACTTGTTGCCTGTGTATCTTCATGAATTGCTCCTACGGTAATCCTCGTTCCGTCACCACTCATGGCGACACTGTTACCGAAACGGTCAGCATCACCAGCATTTGATGCCTGAATCCTTCCAGTAGACACCTCTGAAACAGTATCGAGGGTCCAAGATCCATTGCTGTATGAATATACCCAAGCTGCCCCGGGTTCACCAGTACCCGTATCATCAAACCACGACCCCACAACAACCCTAGTACCAGCAGAGTTTATATCAACGCTACGTCCAAAGCCTTGATCACCAGTCCCCGAGACTGGTGTGGGTGCACCTATCCTCACTCCACCATCCCATTTTCCATTACTGTATGTGTATATATAGACGGCACCATAGTTCGTTTGGGGGTTATCCTCATTTATCGCCCCTACAATCATCCTCGTTCCGTCTGAGTTTATGGCACATGAATGACCGAAATTAGCATTAGTCGTACTTCGCGAACCAGCCGTAAACTTCTGCACAGTTTGATACGTGTTACTAAACGACGCACTGACATGATCTAACCTCTCTTCGGTACCTAACGAGAAGATACAAGAGTTGGACGCATTCGCCTCCAAATTAGAGGAATTGAACCACATAGAGAGGGAGTGTGGAGCATCACCCGAAAGGAACGTATTGGCCTCGAGGGTCACATTAGATTCAACATTCCCCGAAAGTTCCCAGTATTTCTCCGCACTCACGTAGGTCGTGTGTGTATTGGAAACGGTTGGACCCACGACCCTATTGGTAAAGGTCTCACCTAAGTTTCCATCGACGTACACCTGGGCCCCAGTCGTTTGGGGGGTGTTCATGATGGACGTAAAGGTGGTGTCTACGGAGGTGTCACCTAAGGGTGGGTCCTCCTCGTAGCCGTAGAGTTCCCATTTTCCAAGACTAGCTTGTGTATCATCACCTACAATATGTGTACCTAGAATTGCGAAATATTTATAATAATTATCTTTGGAAGCACCTGTCATTGTATACGAGTACAGTCTCGCTGCATCGAAATTATCGTTTGTCGTGTTTTTATGATGAACAATATCCCATGTTGAATCATCATTCGATCCAAGTATATACCATTTCCCAAATGAACGATCGACGTGTCGCCCCTGTAACGCAATACGTGAAACCTTAATCTTATGTGGTAACTCTAATTTAATCCATTCACCACTAAAAGTTCCGAGTGTCGAAGCGGGTGATCTAGAGTATTCATCAGTCCCACTGGTATACGTACTTCCGACAGAGTGCCAATATGATGTCACCGCGTCTCCTTCATCAAACACTTTCCACCCATCGTGTAGGCCAGGTACACTTGTACCACTCGAACTCACAGTATACCCCGCTTGTGTGTGAACATTAGCTGTATCGTTCCCATCCAATTTCGAGGCATCAAAAGCAATCTCCGGGTACTTCTTCAGGGGTGTAACCCCCCGCCCATGAGGCCCATGTTGGTCCATCGTCGTCTCACCACCCATGACCGCCGACGTGGCCATCTCCACCTTCCCCCCATCGATCGAGAAGGATTCGGTGAACAATTGCCAATCTTGGAGGGCGACAGCTGACGTGATACTTGTACTCTGTGGAACGATTTTAGTGGTGACGAGGGCATACTTCTTGAACTGCTCAGTGGCATTCACCGTGATTGTCTGGACGTTAGAGGCTGACCCGGGGTTGAGACCATCCCAATACTTGATTTCAGTCCAAGTAAGATCATTGTTGGTCGCATATAGGTTCGCCGCGTAAGGGAACGATTGCCATACCGTGGCGGGGGTCAATTTCATATGACGAAGTGTGGTTTTATACGGGAACTCGATAGCGAGCCAGTCACCAAACTGTGTAGGGTGTAAATTAGAAAGTTGGGTAAGATTTGTTTCTATGAGGACATTTGAACCACCGACGTACATGCCAGTGCCACCAGTCCATGCGTTCGCGGTACCATCAAAGGCATTGTAGGTATTGGAGTTTGTAGCTAAGTTTGAAGTTGTGAGGGTGTATGACCCATGATCGGTCACGGTAGTGGCATTTGCGAAAAGATCTGAAGGAGGTTGCTCGGAGACGATGGCAAACTTATTCAAGAAAGTTCCACCAGAATCAGTGAGTTCTCCCGTAACCCTATCGTACGTGACAAGGTTCGCAGCCACGTCAGCAACCCTAAGGGTATCGACGAAAACATTACCATCAAATTTGAGACGATCGGTGATCTCTACATTTGCTGTACTAATAATGGTTTGAGCAGTTATGTTACCACTCGCAGTAATATTAGAGCTAGCTACAAGACTCGTAGTTCCATTTTGGAATTGGACAACATTGGTTGTACCATTACTAGTATTGCACACATCATTTAAGCCATATGCGGGAGTAATTGAAAATACACCCAAGTTTAAGTTACTCGCGACAACGTTACCATGAACCGTTAGGACATTTGAACCTGTGTCATTCACATGGAGATTGGAGCCAACACTTAAGTTGTGAGTAGGGGCTGTATTTTGAATACCAACATTACTGTCAGTAATAACACCCGCACCCCCATATCCCGAAGCTGAACTGAATTTAACTACATTTGAGGCAACGTTACCCTGATTTACAATAGATTCAAAAGTTGTCGCGATATTTGATAGAAGACCACCATCACCCTTGAACCGGGTTGCAAGAATACGACCATCAACTTCTATTACACTTTCACCTAGAGATTCGTCGGTGTTATTATTCACGCGGATTTTGTCACCGATACTCAACGTGTGTGAAGGGGCTGTGTTTTGAATACCAACATTACTAGATGTAACAAGACCTACACCCGCATAATCTGAAGTTGAATTAAACTGTAATACATTTGCGGAAACATTTCCCTGATTAACAATATCACTTAGTGTCGTAGCAATATTGGAAAGAAATCCACCATCACCAACAAAAAATGTTGCTCCTACATTACCGGTAATATCTAGTACATTTGAAGCTGCACCATTTGCCGTCAAGTAAGAAGAACCTGAGGGCCCCACATGTAGGTTACTTAAAATTTCGACTTCACCAGTGAACGTCTGGATATTAGTCTTTACCATTTGTTATAGTACGATACTTTTTTTCTACAGAAAATCTTATACGTTTGGAGAATATATAAGATTTTTATGTTTTTGATGGGATTTTGTTTAGTAGCCAAACGTAGCCAATATTGTGGAACTTCCACCAACTCTTTCAACTACAGATACAACACTTCCATCTGAATTTGAAGACATATACTCTACAAAGACATCATACCCATCCTGAGCATCTAGAGCGTTGCTAGTAGTTAATGTCACTTTGTTACCAGTTGTGGTAACAGTGGGACTCCATGGATTTGTATTGGTTTGATCACCAAAGATGTTTTTAGTACCCACGGCTATGTTCTTTGTTGGGGTATCTCCGCTTTTACGTCCACCCGAAACTTCTAAAATCATTGTACTAAGATCCTCGTCACCATCTATGAGTTGTGCCGTAATCTTCGCATAAAAGATGTTTGATGTGAAATTTATATCAACTAGGGGAGTTACACCCGTAGTAACAGTTCTAGAAACACTATAGGTCTTTTTAGTGACACCTCCAGTATTTGTGATGAGACCACCAGTGACATATACGTTATTACCTACAGTCAGGTTTGAGCTTACATATGCATTACCAACCACGTGAAGATTGGAACTGGGTGTCGCGGTTCCCAAGCCAACACTCGCCTCAGATGCATCTACGTACAGAATATTAGAACCAACTTTTAGGTCACCCCCACCCGTGATTCGCATCTTTTCTTCATTATGCACCGAAAAACGGATGTGTTGAGAAGATGGTGTATTGAGATGTGTTGGTCCAGAGGCTGTCTGTTTAAGGGCGAAATTAGTAGAACTATTGTGACCGAAATGTGCGAATGTTGCGTGATTATCATCTGATCCGTTATATCCTATGGCAGCGCGACCGAGGAACGACGTTTGATTTGCGTTGGGTCCCGCGTGTATATTTGAGGACACATACACATTTCCATTGACATGAACGTTGGCATCCACATTAGCGTTCGTCCCGAAACCCACATTCCCTACGTTATAGTAAATGTCTGAGCCCGTAGTGACCCAAGGAGAAGTCACGAACGGGGCGTCATCTTCAAATAACGTTCCAGTGAATTTTATATCACCTTGAACGTGTAAGGTTTTATCGGGCTCAGTGGTACCCACACCAACCTTATTGTTTACAGCATCTACATGGAAAGTATTTGTATCTATAGTGACATTTGAGGAAATGTATGAATTACCCGTTACTTGAAGATCATATATAGGATTTGCTGTTTTAACACCAATTTTACCACTCGTTATTATACCTGTATTAGCATTTGTAAATTGTACAGTGTTTGAAGTTGTGTTGCCGTTAGCTACTACAGCTCCAAAAGTTGTCACAAGACCTGTGAGAGTACTACCATCACCATAGTATTGTGCAGCGTATACATTTCCTGTGACACCGAGACCACCTGAAACCTTAGCCGCACCTGTAGAGGTAGAAGTAGAAATAGTTGTATCAGTCACAGTGAGGCTATCCACCTCGGCATCTTCAAAGTTTACATGGGTTGCATGGATGTCACCCGACACCCCCACACCACCCACCACCTTTAGGGCACCAGTTGTTTTAGATGAAGCTGCAGTTGAATCTTCCACTGTTACACTATCAGCTGTCACATCTTCAAGATTTGCATGTGTTGCGTGAATATCTCCCTGTATACCCACACCACCACCAACTATGAGCGCACCCGAAGTCTTATCAGTCGCAGCTGTAGTATTTTGGATAGTTGCGCTATCGAGTGTCGCATTCTCAAAGTTTACGTCGGTCGCATGAATATCACCACCCACCCCGATACCACCTATGACAGTAACCGCACCAGATGTTTTATTTGTAGAGGCAGTAGCATCCGTTACAACAGAGGATTTGGAACGGGCGACAGCCACATTGGAGTTACCATGAATATCTAGTGTATACGCGGGAGCTGCCGTGAGTACACCCACGCGATTTGCCACTGAATCTACATGGAAAGTACTCGTATCTACTGTAAAATTATTTTGAACTTGGAGGTTACCCAAAACGTCTAGAGTTACATTGTTGCTATCTGCACCAATTGTTGTGTCAACATACCCATTTTGGGTATATCCGATAGAAAGACGTTCTGGTGATTCGTCTCCATGGTGGGCGATAGCTATATTGTGCCCGGGATATTCCATAATAATGCCCACATCAAGAGCAGTTTGTGTGTTATTGTTAGCGAGAGTCAATATACGATCTTTAATGACTGTATTATTTGAGTGAATTGCGACTATATCACCATTTTTAAAAATGTTACCCGTGACTTGTAAACCTCCAGAAATAACTATATCCGGACCAGTTTTGGTTATGATTGAATCTTCTAAGAATTTGTTAGAACCCACAATGGGAAACTTATTTGTGGAAAGTCCAGCTATAGAAATATTACTTCCTAGAGTTAAGTTTGATGTTACAAATGTATTACCGGTTACTACAACAGTATTATCTCCACCTTCATCAACGTAAAAATCTGTTCCTACACTTAGGGTGTGACCCGGGTCTGTGTTGGCTATACCGACATTCGAGAGAGAAACAAAACTTGTTTCTGTTCCAGTGAATTGAATAATATTTGAAGTTGTATTTCCATTTTCAGAGATGGATTGTAAAGTTGTTGCGATATTTGAAAGAAGTCCACCGTCACCCACGAATCTAGATGCGTACACATTATCTGTGACACCTAGACCACCCGCTATGATTACCGCACCAGAAGTTTTGGAGGTGGATAATGTTGTATCTTCAACAGTTAGGCTATCAGCCACGACATCTTCAAAATTGACGTGTGTGGCATGAATATTACCGGTAACCCCCAAACCACCAGCTATACGCGCAGCACCCGTGATTTTGGAGGTTGTTGAAGTGGTGTTAGTTACATGAAGACTGTCAAGTTCAGCTGCTTCAAAATTCACCGCACTTCCATGTATAGCACCAGTTACACCTAGACCACCTGTGACAACGAGAGCACCAGTGGTTTTAGAGTTTGTGACTGTACTATCAGTTATCTTAGTAATACCATCTAGTTCAGCTGTAGAACCAAACAATGCGCCAGATATACCTACACCACCAGTGACTTTGAGAGCACCAGTTGTTTTAGAAGAAGATGCAGTTGAATCAGTCACATTGACACTATCAGCTTCTACATCTTCTAAATTGGCGTGAGTTGCGTGAATATCCCCAACGACACCTAGACCACCAGCAACCTTAAGGGCACCAGTTGTTTTGGACGAAGTCGCTGTGGTATCAGCGATGGATACATTTGATGTCACAAACACATTACCTACGACGTGTAACTCAGCCGATGGTGTCACCGTTCCAAGTCCTACGGACTTGTTCCCTACATCCACATGTAAAGTATTAGTATCAACAGTTAGGTTTGAAGAAATATATGTGTTACCTACTACATGAAGGTTGGCGTCGGGTGTCTTTGTCTCTATTCCGACAGAATTGGTTGTGGAGTCTACATGGAAAGTATCTGTATCCACAGTTAAATTAGACGACACGTAGACATTACCAACCACATGGAGGTTGGCATCAGGTGCCTTTGTCTCAACTCCAACACTATGGGACACTGAGTCCACATGTAAAGTGTCTGTATCAACCGTTAAGTTTGAACTCACATAGGTATTACCCACAACATGAAGGTTCGCGTCAGGTGTCTTTGTCTCAACTCCGATAGAGTGGTTCACTGAATCCACGTGGAGGGTATCAGTATCCACAGTTAGATTTGACGACACATAGACGTTGCCCATCACATGAAGATTCGCATTTGGGGTTTTAGTTTCGATACCAACTGAATTTGTTGTAGAGTCGACATGGAAAGTATCTGTATCGACGGTAAGATCTTCGGAAATATAGGCATTACCCATCAAATGAAGAGTAGCATCTGGATAATTTGTTTCAATACCAACGAAATGTTTGTTTGTATCTACATGGAGAGTATTTATATCCACGGTTAAATTTGAAGAAATATACGTATTTCCAACCACATGAAGATTGGCATCTGGTGATGCAGTATTAATACCAATTTCTTTAGAAACTGAGTCAACAAAAAGTGTATCAGTATCAACTGTAAGATTATTCAGTACATTGAGAGTATTATTCAAAGTAGTTCCATATGTGAATTCTTTGGAATCTGCGTTATACATCAAAAGATTTGAGTTATTTACGTTTCTCACGGGGTTTATGAAAAGTGCGTTTTGTGTAGTAGTATTATTGAAACCCCCACCATCTGTACCACCATTTATGATAACAGATCCAGCAGCTTGACCAGTTGGGTATCCCGCGTAGTACCCTATAGCTATAGCACCCTCACCTTGATTAAACTTACCCGCACCATCACCTATAGCTATGGATTTCTGACCCTGATTTTGACTACCAGCATCTTTACCTAAAGCAATTGAATTACCTGCTTGATCCTGACCACCAGCATTTTCACCTATGGCGATAGAATACGCAGCTTGATTTTGAAAAGCTGCTTTATCACCAATAGCTATGGAACTTGCACCTTGCCCAGTTTCACCAGATCTTTCACCAATGGCGATGGAAGACTCTGCTTGTGTGACACTACCCGCCTTATAACCAATCGCTACAGAGTTGGATTGTTGACGATCATAACCAGCTCTGTACCCCAAAGAAATGAGATGCGCATTTGAACTTGAATGAATTGTTGTACCCGTATCTGTACCTATGAGTAAACGATCATACCCAGAATTATCCACGCGCCGAGTAGCGGCGATTGTTCCATTTACATCGAGATCTTTTGTAGGATTAATTTGATTTATACCAACTCGGTTTGATTCGACATCTACATGAAGTGTATTTGTGTCAACCGTTAAATTTGAGGACACGTAGACATTACCAACAACATGAAGTTCTGCGGATGGGGTCAATGTATTGATACCCACTTTGTCAACACCTGAATCTACAAATAAAGTATCTCCGTCAACTGTCAAGTCGGCGGAAATACTTGTATTACCCGTCACCACCAAAATATTTGAACCAAATTCGTCTACAAAGAGGTTTGAACCCACATCTAAAGTGTGTATGGGACTCGTATTGATAATACCAACATTTGATTCCGTAAAAATTTGACCGTACACGTGGACATTCATATCTTGACCAACGGGAGTAATCGTATGACCACCCGCACTCGAATTTGTATACGCAATTACAAATTCATTTGAAACTTCTCTAAATCCTATTGCAACATTTGCATCTGGATTTGGTCGGGTCATTATAAAACCAAGATCTAAAATTGAATCACCAACAACATTATCTTTACCAAGTTCCACTATAGCATCCTTGATGACAGTATTGTTCGAATGTAAAGTTGTGACGAGTCCGTTAAATGTCGCATCCCCATCGACCACCAAACTATTTTGAATATATGTACTTCCCAAAACAGTTAGGGTATTTGCAGCCGTTTGATTTACAAACACTTTAGAACCCACAGAAAGTGTATCTGTAGGTGTATTATTGGCTATTCCGACATTTGAAAGTGTCGTGACAGATGTGGACACGTTGTTAAAAGAAACTGTATTTGCAGTAACATTTCCATTAATTATAGCTGCTTCGAGTGTAAAATTAAGAATATCTTCGGCGATCGCACCAGAGTCCATCATTTCCTTGGTGACTTGATTGTAAGCCAACACACTAATATTTCTATCAGATAGATCCGTACGTAAACGTAGAGGTGTTATATACACGGAATCTGAAAAGGGTGTATCAATTTCCCCTTCAGTCGCATTGAACACGATCGTGTTTTCTGCCTGGTCGTTGGTACAGTTTTTACCGAACCTAATCTTGGTGGAACGTTCCACCGTCGGCAAGTTCTTGACCATTTAATATACAATGGCATTTTAATTCGCATAGAGGAGCGCCGCGAGGCCATTTTGAACCCGGAGGATATTATAATTCACGGCATATATAGGGTCTAGGATGTTCATAGACTCACTCATGAGTTTGACTGTATTTAGACGACTGAAATTTAGAGTTCCTGTGGGCTGAAGGGAACTTGTGGAAATACAGAAGGGATACAAGAAGAAATCTGGGGATGCCACAAAGTTGGTGTGATAATAGTGGCTTATATCAATGAAATGAGGTTTACCCCAACGATAGTTGGCCAAATCTACACCATTAACATTCAACTTGATTTTGTTGGTGGGTGATGTGAGAGCGCTATTAGTTGTAGTGTTAGAAGATGCCAAGTATTTCACAGGGTGATTGAATGTGAGTTCTTGTATTTTATTTCCAGATGGAATGCTCTTTTGTACTTGAGTGATGAGAAGATCGTGGGTGCGAGAAGCAATATTTCCACGCTCTTCAGTGTCGAGATAGTAATAATTGGCGTAACATTCTACATTATAGTTTGCAGCTTGGGATGCCCAATTAATCCTAATTTCCACATTATGGTAGTTTAATGCAACGATTGGGATAGCTAGACTAGGACTTTCACAATGGAAAAATCTGAGAGGGTAAAAAAAAGACCGAGCAGATATACCTGGGTGGGTACCTTGAGCACTCTTCGATACATTTGTGGCAAAAGTATCCACGGCAACGTTTTCTGTGAATACAGCATCTTGTTTATCGATAACGGACCCCCCAATTAAGAGCTCAACGCTTTCGATAATATTATCCCATCTTTGGGAATCGAGGGCGGTTGTATTATCATCTATAGTGAAATATACATGACCTAAAAGATCACCAGATCGTTCAAATTGAACACTGGATAACGAGTTGTTTCTCACCGCTCCGTGGATTGTTTGCTTTTCGACGGATTGTGAGAAATTAGCATGCCTTTTGAAAGTTGAATTGAAAAACGACACTTGGGGATCACCTACGATCCATTCATCCTGAGCGCCGGCTGCCATCAATTGAACAATACCTGGGGACATGGTATACTATAGTAAAAGGAGAAAATTACAGGTTGGCTTTTCTACACACGAAACGAATTATTAAAAAATTATCCTTAGCAGGACTTGATGGCACAATTGGGGTACCATCTTGATTACGAATAGTAACGGTGAAACGATCAATACTGCGAATCGGGTTCACATATTGAGTCACCAATGAATAGTTATCTTTGTAAAGAAATGTTGCAGTACCTTCACCAACAATACTAGCGAAAGAATTGCGAACAACACTTTTAGACGCTTGACCATTTGGTTCGTTAGAAGCACGTTCAGTGAAAATACTATCAAGTTCCTCGATGGAAACGTAACAGTGTTTAGTCGCCGTGGTGGTGTTAATTCTAGCAGCTAACAATTTAGCCTGTACAACATTTTTCAGGGGTTGTTGAAGATGACAAGTGAATGTATTGGCAGTAGTCTGTCCAATTGAATCAATAGTCACGGTGTGGTATTCGTGTTGAAGGTCTGGAATCAACTGAGTAGGAGTTGTAATCAGCGCCATATATTATTAGCTTAGATTAAAGATCCACCGATTCCATCTGTGATTTCATAACCACCAGCTTGCGCGGAGACCAACTTTTGGGCACCACAAACACCCCCTGGAGTTAAACCCTTGGCGTAAGGGCCACCTTTCTTACCAGAACCAGCGGTACACTCGAGTTCGACTGGGAGATCGAAGACGGAACCATCATTGGAAGTTTTGGTGGTAATGGGTGTGTACTTACTGCTTGTACTGGACTTAAGAGCCCCGAGAGCAGATATGACCAAGAGAAGAATAACAATCATGGTGAGAGCATTACGGCTGACACGATTGAGAGAGGAGAACATTTATAATGAACCAATATTTTTTTAAACTGCGTTAAAGGTAATTTTTTTAGTTTCTACATAGAGAGTAGATGGACGAAGAGATCGTAATCGATCGAGGAAATACCAGTGTTATGAAATTGGATGCAGATGAGCAGGCCATCATGGATGAGATTGAGATTTCCGCCCCCCGCCCTCAGCGTGTACCTAGACCAACTAGACCCACTTACAATGCACCTCCAATGGCACAGCAACAGGAAAGTATGGATGCCTTTGTGAACCCCAACAAACAGACTAACCAGAATGCTTCGGCTCCAGATGAAGAAATTGACTATGGTGATGGTGATGAAGATGCCAATTTTTTTGACGATGCTGATGATTATGGAAATCAGGGTTCAGGGCAGGAGGATGAAAAACCTACGAAGGGGTACGGTTCAATTGACGAGGAGAAGGCTGATCTTATCAATAAGTTGGGGCGCCTTGAGAAGAAGGGTTTCACTGTAAACAAGAGACTGAACGCTTACTCAAATGTTGATGAACTTAGATCCGAGGTGAAGCGTATCACCTACAGTATTGATGTTGAACAGTCTATTCGTTTCTCACGACGAATGTTGGTGGCCTGTGTAACAGGTTTAGAGTTTCTCAACAAGAGATACAACCCTTTTGAGATTCAGTTAGAGGGGTGGTCTGAAAGTATCATGGAGAATGTTGACGACTATGATGGAGTCTTTGAAGAGTTGTATGTTAAGTACCGATCCAAGATTTCGGTTGCTCCAGAGATCAAGCTGATCATGATGCTTGGTGGTTCGGCTATGATGTTCCACCTCACAAACTCTATGTTTAAATCGGTGATGCCCAATATGAACGACGTCATCAAGCAGAACCCAGACCTAGTGAAGAATATGATGAGTGCTGTTCAGAATACCACTCGCCAAACTGACGGTCCCGCAACCGAGGCTCCGGTTGGTGGAACTGGTGATTACCAGATGCAGGGACCTGGTATAGACATCTCCAGTCTAATGGGTGGTATCATGATGCCCCCAGCACCTCCCATGAACACCACTGCTATTTCGGCTACTGATAAGCAGGTGGAAGATGATGATGATATTTCTGACATCATCTCTATTTCGGGTGACTCCACTGGTGGTGAGGTCAAGGAAGTCAATGTAGCGACAACCAAGACGAGGCGTACCAGGGGAAGGAAGGCAAAAAAGGAAATTAATCTCTAAACATATATAAATGATAGCTTACTATCCTTTGGAGGAATTGGATCCTCCGAAGCCACAACAGAAGTCTGTTGGTAAGCCTGAGAAGACTCAGCTTGGTTTGGAAGAAAGTGAATTGAATTACATCGTGATAGCTTTCATTGCCGGAGTTATCGCCTTAGCTATATCCGACGCCATCAGGGCGTAATTGTTTCGTTTACCGCGGGGTTCTCCCTCGTAGTAAATTTAATATGTGAAAGACACAATATTTTGACCAGCACCAAAACTATCAACTTGTCCGACATTGACATTATTTTTGATACTTTTTAAGAATCCACCGGTGTGTGTACCAGATAAGGATGCGGTTACAAGTTCTACGTGAATATCGTATTTGTATATTCTACCCGATCCAACGTCGTGGGGTGTAAGTAATACACCTTTCTTTCCCACAGTAATATTTGGACTCCATGGGAAATCTGAATCACCACCAAATAGATTCTTCGTACCCACGGTTATCTCGTCGTCTAAACTACTATTCGTCGTTCCATCATGTGATCCACCTTGGATCTCCAAGACCATTGTACTCATGTCACGAACAGCAGAACCATCCGTTTTTCTGAGCATCGCAACAATTTTGGCATAAAAAGCTGGCATCTTTTCAGGGCTACCTCCATCAGCGAAGTATAAACGGACACTTTTAGCTGCTGTAGATCCCAATGTAAAACTTTTAGAGTATCGCTTACAGCCAACTTCATTTGAACCTGAGATAAATCCACCACCAACGTGTAATGCTGTGGTCGCATCTGAACCACCTAAATCTACAGCTACCTGATTACCCAAATCGATCTTACCATCAATCTGAAGATCACCAGTAATTTCAGTGTTACTCTTTACTACTAAACTTCTCACTGGATCAATAAAGACATTACCTGTGTGATCTCCATAGATATTAGAAACACCACCAGTTGTCTTAAATTCTAGGATGGCATTGCTCGTTGCATGCTCTAAGCGTGCTGTACCATTGTAAACAGTGAAGTGTTCACTGGGGTTTACGGTTCCCACACCAACATTTGAAGTGTGTATTATATGAATACCATCCCCCTCCGTCCCCCCATTTACAGCACCTATCACTGTACCATGTACGGAATGGGTGGAGTCACTGAAACCTCTTATATATCCACCCTTACCGCTATCTGTTGTTAGACTTATACCCGCCTTTTTAGTTCCAGAATTCGCAGGACTCTCAAGTTTGAGAACATCCACGTCAGTAGTTAAACTGGAATACACGTGTACATTAGTGTCTGGTGAATTAGTACCAAAACCAATTCGACCTATATTTTTGAAGCGAGCGTATTCAGTATCATTTTGTCTAAATGAAATATCAGTTGTGTCTAAACTATCAATAATATTGAGAGTTGAAGCTCCAACAGCTGTGTAAACATCAAGTTTACCAAACTTAAGCTTTTGATTTTGAGCAAACTGAACACCACCTTTCACAAATAGACGTGTACCCGAATCTAGAGTCGCACCTCCTGGTACGAGACTATCAACCTCTGATTGTGACAATTCACCAATAGCGCACACACCATTGTTCGTTAATGTGAGTGATCTCACAGCTGTAGAACCTCCGCCATCTACAACACCCGCAATTTCACCTTGTGTAAGTCCAGTGACATCATCGTAAATCTGGAAAACGTGCTCGGCTGCAACTGAACGAATTCTATCGGGGCCAGCAATATTCTTGGAGTCATTACCCTTAAATATGAGAAGTTCAGACTTACCACGAACCTCGTCATAGAGTCTATCTTGTATAAACGCGTTACCAAGTTCATCTGTAACACTCCCAGAGAATGAAAGTTTCGTCCCTACAATTACATTTCCGTTCACTTCAAGCTTATCTCGGGGGGCGTCAGTGCCTACACCCATATTCCCTGTGGCGCCATCAATGAATATACGAGTATTAGTTGAATCGTTAATTACACTTGGATTTTTGGTGAGTCTAAAATCACCACCCAAAGCAGTTACACCCATAGAATAACCAGTAGGGTCACCGGTGATACCATCAGCTTGAATAAACGAAGCAAATGAGTTTGAACTTAAAGTATCTGATCGCATAGCTACAATTGCATCATCCGCGGAATTGTTAATCTCTTCACTATGAACCAGTACACCATTGGTTATTGGATTTCCTATACCGGTTGTGACTATTTCAAGGTGTGAGGTGGGTCGAGTGGTACCTATACCTACACGCTTATCACTTCTCCATGTCATAATATGTCCTTGGGTAGAATAATTGTCACTCGCTAGGGATAAGTTTAATTGGGAACGCGAAGTCCCGGAACCATCACTCCCCGTAAGTGCATGTTTACCCATCGTAAACATACCTCTAACCGCGTGTTGACCAGATGTACCACCCTCACGTGAAAGTTGAAGAACATTCTTAAAGTCTGAAGTTCCCACAATAGTGGTTGTATTTGTAACAACCATGGGTGTATCCAAATGACTTACACCACCCCTATGTGTAACTTGATCATTGATAAAAACAGTTCCACCATTTGTATGTAAAAGACCTTCTGGATTTATCGTATTCAAACCCACGTTACTTGACTCAAGGATCGTGAGTTTTGGTGTACTCATATCAGTCGTACTACTCACATAAAAGTTGAGACCTTTACCACTTCCCACCAGATTTTGAACCTTGGTTTGATCATTTGTAATGTCTGTAGAAATCTTTAGGAAGTTTGTACCATTCCCGAAAATAGCTGTATTACTTTCAATGAGTTTCAGGTTACCACCAAGTGTCAAAAGTTCATCTGGTTCAGTGTTGGATATACCAATGTTTCCACCAGATGCTACACGCATTCTCTCAGTGTTTTTAGTTTTTAAAACAATCGTTTGATGACTCGCCGATGTTTTCGCACCATTGAGTTCAATAGCACTTATGTTTGCTGTAAGAGGACCACACCGAAGACTTAAAGTATTTGACACAGAATCTTCACCATTTATGTCACCATGAATAATCACATTCGCAGCGGATGAAATACCAGATTCACCCTCAACCTCGATGAAATCTTGGACTAGAATAGACTCAGTAATAAGACGTCCAGTAGCTGTATTACCGAGAACTGTTATAAGATTAGCAGAATCTGAGTTGATAAATATCTTATCACCAATTGACAACATATTTGTTGACGTTGTGTTTGCTATACCAGATGGTATACCATCCCCGTTCCCATCTACTCCAGTTGTCTGTAAACCTTGGGATTGAATTGTTGATGATACAACCATTGGTATAGCTGCATCGGCGTCTAAGGTAATCAAGCTACCAACTGTGAGTCCACTATCACCAATTCGTAAACCCTCAAAGAACCCGAAACCATTTGCGTATAATACATTACTAGATGTAGTAGCTGTGTCATCTATGTGTACATTTGAACCAACTGAAAGTGATAAAGTTGGCGAAGAGTTTGCGATTCCCACATTGTTTTGTGTATATATGTCACCATACACATGAAGATTTACAGTGTTAGAAGTATCTAATATGGAATCAAACGTCGCTGTTGTAGGGCCACCATATGTTCTAGAGAGTCTCATTTTATCCCCGGCATGTGTGTACCCAAAAAATATGTTAGATTTTTCATCTACATCTTTCATAAGTAAAGCCATATCATACGTTCCATTGTTACCGAATGCCATCTGTATAACGGCATTGGAGACGACCAAATTATTAACACTCGTATAATCTGGAATCTCTGTGATCGCCAAGTTACCAGTGATATCAACATCACCAAATACTCTCAAGAAACCATCTCTAACGACAACATTACCCTTTTCAAACACGGCTATATTAGAACCATCACTCGCTGCCTCGTTACCAACCAAAAGATGTGTACCTATAGCCGCATTTGTAGAAAACGTATTACCAGTGATCTTCAAAACATTTGAAGCATTAGCATCCGCAAAAAATTTATCATTTGTCGTCTTGAGAGTACTAGTCGCAAACAAGTTCGTTGAAACTGTATTACCCTGAATGGTAACCAAATCCTGTAGTTCCCTATTCATAATCACACTATCTGAACCCAATTGAAACTCGTTAATTGGGTTATCAGTGCCAATGCCAACCTGTGTCGCCGTAAAACGGAACACATTGGTAAGACCTGTGAACTCTGTACTTTCTACATTCGCAGTAACCTTATTGGTAATAGTAAGATTGGCAACTTCAATCTGATCTGCTGTAATTTCACCAGCATCAATACTGGCGAGACCACTTAGAACGTCAGTCTCTCGTGGTGCAGCGTCTAGACTCGTGACGAAAATCTGATCGAAACGTACTGTTCTGCCCATCTATACATTAGTTACCGAATAAAATTCCAGCAAGTCCATTACGAATTCTTAACACATTATAGTTTACTGCGTACACGAAAAGTTCTTGTCCATCTGGTCTAAGGACTCCCTTTTCTACACCATTAAGAGACAGTACAGCATTATCTATGCGACTAAAGTTTAGGGTTCCTGAGGGGTTATACTCAGAAGCATTTAGGCAAAAGTGGTACGCGAAATATCTGGTGTTGAAAAGTACTTCAGTTTCTGGAATAAAGTCGGAGTGTCCATAAGAAGATTTGTAATAATTTTGAACAGTGTGAAAGTAGACTGGGGTCATCTTTTCAAGTAGATGTGTACCATTGATTTGTAAATCGGCTTCGAGAAATGTAAAACGGTCATCCGCAAAATTTTCATTAGAAGCATTGAATCCCCAAAATAATGATTTCACTGGGTGATTAAAGTTGGAAAGGTCAATACGGTTGTGACCACCCACATCAGTGTTGTTATTCGTAACAGTGAGTAATTCGGTCTTAAATCCTTGGACTTGGGTTACTATAAAATCCATTTGTCTCTTCGTGAAAGTTTCTCTTTCATCCTTATCCAAGTAAATATAATTACCATACACCTTTGCTGATTTCTCGGTCACATCTAGACCAGCTATATTCGTTTCGTCAAAATCTATCTTTATCTCAACTTGGTGATGCTGTAGGGCTATGAGAGGTAAAAACGCTTTATGGTCACAGAAAAAGAAGTGGAGGGGGAGGAAGGTATGACACGAGGTAGATGTTTTGTTGTTTAATTCCTGTCCCTTTGTGTATGTATCAGCCAGATAATTCGTCCATATATCAGAGAAATAGTCATAGTGTTGGGAATCTATTTTTTGTCCACCAATAAAAAGAGAAATTG